AACAGTGATAATGACCTTGTAGGCGCAATTCCACGTAAAACAAAAAAAGTGAGAGCATTTACCAAGAAGGATTTTCATAGTGGCGATGGAATGCTTACGACCGTATGGGGTCCAAGCATGTGGCACTTCCTTCACACGATGAGTTTTAACTATCCAGTCGAACCAACCAATGAACAGAAAAAGCATTATATGGATTTTATACTGAATTTAAGAAATGTTCTTCCTTGTAAATATTGTCGAATGAATTTGACAAATAATTTAGCAACACGCCCAATTCGGATGTGTCATATGAAAAGTCGCGATACATTTTCGCGTTTTATTTACGACCTCCATGAAACGGTGAATAAATTGCTTGATAAAAAGTCGGGGTTGTCGTACTGCGACGTTCGTGAGAGATATGAGCATTTCCGTTCGAGGTGCACACAGGATGCGCCGAAAGTGTTTAATTTTAAGAAGTTTTATCAGGGAAAAACCAACGACAAAAAAGAAAAGGGGTGCACGGAACCCTTATACGGAAAGAAGGCGAAGTGCGTTATTTCGATTGTTCCGCAAGAAGTGAAAGTGCCGACATTTAGCGTGGACGATCAATGTATCAAAAAACGGGGAGAGATCGTGGAGAAATAGTAACAATAATAATTTATATATATAGTATTAATATATAGTATTAGTATATATTGATATCTGGTCTATAGTAAATGCCGCCTAAAAAAAATGGTAAAACACCACCAGGAAAAAGCGGTGATAGATCACCAAAGGGTGCAGACGCAGCAAAGGAACGACGCCCTAGAAGCACGTCACCTGCTGGCAGTAGTAATATACCTGCTCGCGCATCATCTCCTGACGGTATGAATCCTAGTCCACGGCGTAGATCCCATAGTCCACCTCGTAGTGGACCACCACGCAGTCGAAGCAATTCAAGAAGTCCAAGTCAAAGAAGTCGAGTTGAAAAGACCGTAGTCAGTCCACGTGGTCGACGGGGTAGACGTAGTCGTAGTCCACAGGGTAGACGTAGTCGTAGTCCAGGAAGAATTGTATTAGGTCCTTCTGCGGCAGCTGAGGCTCATGTGGACGATTTTATTGCAGGTATTATGGAAGAAGCACGACGTCCATCTGGTAGGGGTGCAAGTGTTATTGAAGGACCACGTGTTAGTAGGGGTGCAGTAGCCGGGGGCGGCGGTGTAGAAGTTATTGCAAATCAAGTACGCGATTTAAGAAAGATGGTCGTTTCTTCCCGGGATGAAGACTTTATAAGGCAAAGAGAAGCGTTGGTAGATGGTTTTGCGAGATTGCTTCCTATGCGGGAAAAAAAAGGGGCTACTATGGTAAGAGCAACTCTTTCTGGTTTTAAACCTTTGGTTGAAACATTCAATCTTAGTATAAGACCATTCACAACTCAAAATTTACATGATGTTTCCGTGGTCGAATTTGGGCAAATGATGGGTCGCGCTACTACAAAAGATCAACAAACCCAATTTATAACATGTATGGACCTTTTAATACAAGAAGCTATTATAAATCAAATATCGATAAATGACGCAATAGTAAAATCGATGTCTCAATTAATATGGAATAATAGTTTACCCAGATTCGCATTTGGTCTAGTTGGTACATATATTTCAATTATTTTGGCTAGAGATTCTTTACTATTATTTGCAAATACAATACTTACCACTATTTCAATTGGACATCTAACACTTGATCAACTTACGCTTTATTGCGCGTATGTATATAATGAGAGCACTTCAGAAAATTTAATTAATTTACTAGTTTACCTTGGCGCCGGCAGTACCGACGCTGCAAAGGAGTATTTAAAAACACTTGCAAATTTTGTAGATGTTCAGGTTCGATATATAGTTATGGTTATATATCTATTGGGTTTGCAGACATTTAGTGGACAAAGACAAATTAGTCCAAATATACAAAGATTACTGGATGCAATGGCTGATAGGGGTGCTCGACCTGCTGCAGGAGCAAATGGCGCCCATCGTCCAATACCGAATTTACCAGCGGAGGCGGCGGCGAACCTACAAGGCGGTCTAGGAGCTGCTGTTCCTGCTGCTGCTGCTGCTGCTGCTGCTGCTGCTCCTGGTCAAGGAGTCGGCGGTCCCATAGTATGGGATGGAAATGCATTTACTTTTGTAAAAGAAGGAATAACTAATCTCTTTATGCGTGGATTTAATTTTACATCAGGCGCTGTAACCAATATTTTTAAGTTGTATGCGGCGCGTGGACCTTCTGGACAAGGAAGTTTCGTTCATTTTAATAATGCATTACTGGCACTTTCAAACACTGGTGGGCGTGCAATCCAGGCGCGAGCCGGATTTGTTAATCAAAATCCTGATGAAGAAACAAATAAACTTATTGCCGCATTAATGGAAATAAGGATTAATCGTGAAACTACGCCAAGGCAGTTAGAAGATGCATTAGGACTATTTTCTGAAAGAATTTCTCAAAATATGTTGACTATACTAAGAGAAGGAGTTCGTGGTGATCGAGTAGCAGTTACTCAGCGTGGATGGTCATTTCTTGATCAAGCGCGCTTTGATTTATTGCATGCAGTTTTCATCCAGGGTGCGCAAGGAGGAGGTGGAGGTGTAAATATGGAACGATTTCGGTCATTCTGTCAACGTATGCCTTTGTTTGCATCAGGACTAACAACCGAACGCGTTGCAGCAAGAATTGGTCGATCTCTAGAAATACCTGATTCCCAAGAGGTGGGTGCTCCAGGTGCGGACTCAATGGCGCGAATGGATGCAGAAATACTTACCGCAGATACAGAAACTACTCGTTTATTGAATGGAGTAAGAAGTCGATTACAACGTTTTGGAGAGAATTATATGGATGCCGCAGGCAGTGTTGCTGTCCTTGCGGGGGCGAGAGGTGGACCTTCAGCAGATCCGATACAAGTATTACAAAGAATGAATGAGGGTAACAGATTGCGACAATATCAACAAACAATTCAAAATGCAATTGATGTCTATTTAGAAGAAGAACATCGGGCTGAACGATTAAATCAAGAACAACGCAGTTTAATTGGCGAAGATTTGAATCGCCGTGTTAATGCGTTGAATATGGCGGGTATCCATGAATATATCATAGGTCAAGAACCGCGCAGTGGCGTTCCGCAAACTTGGAGTGGTAGTCTTGGACAATTTTTTAGCGCTCCAATTCCACAAAGATTGCAATCGGTTCGTGATATTGTAAAAAATGCGATAATAAGAGGCGCGGGTAGATTAACTGCGACTTTATATGATACCGTTGTGAATAGTGGTGTTGCTAGTGCTGCTCTTGCAAGAGGTTTTATAAATATAATTAGAAATGGTGTTTTTGCACCCGCACACGATGTTGCCCGAGTTCAACCGGGCGAGGCGCCTCTCCAGGAGGAGGCTCTTCGCCCGGCGCAGGCTCCTGCAGCGTTGCTGCAGAATATAGATAATGCACTAGACGCAGTAGTTCCTGCTCCTGTAGGGGAGGTAGAAGTTGATCAAATCGATGATGCCATGAGAGACTTTCATGGCGATGGTTATGGCATCGGTAATCGAGGTAATCGAGATAATCGAGATAATCGAGGTAATCGAGGCGGTAGATCTCAGTCATTCAAACGTAAGATTTCTAAACGCACCCGTCGTAAAGGCAGACAATTCATGAAAACTAAATCCCGTCGGTATATGCGTCATCGCCGTCAAACCATTCGAAGAAAAAATTGAAATGTTTTTTTTGATTTCATCCAATGACACTCTTTCCAACAAGTTATCTGATAGAAGATGAAATCAAACTCGACCGCCGCTGTCCCCGTCCCCGTCCCCGTCCCTGTCCCCGTCCCCGCCTCGGTCACCAATACTGTTCCTGTATATGAATCCTTGCTTCTACCAGGATGGTCTCACAGTTGGAATGTAAGTATCAATGCAAAAAATGACCCCTTCGACACAGCATCCCGTATGATCTCGGATTATTACCTCAAACAATCAATGCTAGCGCAAGCGCGCCCTCGCCACCACGCGCTTATTCTAGCCTCTTTCAGTTCTTCGTTCAAACTTGCCTCGCGTGAATTTCCAGTCTCCGTCATGTCCGACATTGACCGCTCTTGCTCGTGGGGTCAATTTGCATTTGCCCGTGTTCATGATCCACGACATGTGACACCTCTTACCGAAATATCGTCGATTTACCAAAAGAACCATCTCAAAACATTATCCGCGATGGCGAGTCTCCTTATTACACGACTGATCATGAAACCCGAAATCATTTCCGTCAGGACAAAGAGCCACCACGTCAAAGTCACAACTCAATACGTTCATTCCGCATTCGCGGCAGAGTGTCTCATTGGAAATCGGTATTACCGCGTCCTCGCGAAGTGTCCTTCACCTAGCATTGCTGCACATCCGATCGGGTTTCTAACATGCCACTTCAAATCAAGACTGACTGCCGCCGATATTACCCCCCACGCTCTTTGTGAGACACTAGCTGTGTTGAAAGAATCTTACAACAAGAACATCGATCGTCTCATGTCAATGATTGAGATGTTCAAGCGTGGGTTTGTAAGCGTTGACCAGATTCGCGACGACCCAGAGTTCTTTCGAATGTTGGTTGCTTTCTGGCGTTCAATCAGTCAGCGCTTGAAAACGAACGATGATATCGACCTCCAAGAAAAGTCAAATCAAAATAACTTATTGAATGAACGAATCGACGCAAAACGCATAACAATGGTAGCATTGATCGCCGAGATCGCAGCAACTGCTCCGCAGTTGTATAGTTATGATGTGGCGCGTATTTTCGACAATGCAGAGCAATGTTACGTCAATTATGTGAAAACTACAAGAAGCACCTGGATGCGCCTTGCAGGCGACGGATCCACTGCATCGTTCCTCGCATTTGCGTCGATTGAACCGAGAATGGTAATGGAAGACTATGCACCAAAAATTGGCGGCGCGCCAGCCGAATTTCACGCATTGACTTTGAAAAGTTGCGCCAACTATATCCCGTCGAGTCATCCTGTGTTCGGCGCCATGCGAATGAAACATGCTTGTCATATCATCCGAACCGCGGATGCTGTGAATCGTTCGTCACCAAAGGTTCATAGATATGATGACGCCCCACACCGAGGAGTTGAACGCGACGTTGCAAGGTTTCGTGACACATATGCGCCATTCCGCGATCACGTGGAATATGTACGAAATATGGAGTGTCTCGTCGACCCAAAACACACCTTTCATGAAAGATGCCAAAATTCGGGTGCTCTAATATCAGCGCAGGAGGTCGATGAGGAATTCAAAGAACGCGTATATTCACGTGGAATGGGAATCGCGATACGCCGCGAATATTACGGTATGATTGAACATGATAGTGACTTTGAAGAACACAGCGACGAATACGACAATGATTACAACGACGGTGATTACGCCAATGATTACGACGACGGTGATTACGCCAATCATGACAATGAATGATGACAATGAATGATGTGTAGTGATGATGTGTAGTGATGATGTGTAGTGATGATGTGTAGTGATGATGATATATAATATTTTTCATTATGAAAAAAATTGAAATGATTTTATTCATCATCATGATATACAGTGTCAACAACAAGACAAACCGAACATACGATGGATCAACAACAACAACAACGACAGGACCAGTTAAACGTCAATAGAGCTGCTTGGTTCAATGGAATGGACGAATATGAGCGCGTCACGAGTGAATGGAATCAGAGTATAGAAGTCCAAGAACGCCGAGAATACCGAAACAGAATGATCAACAATACTGCTGGATACCATAGAGGAAATGAAGTTCATCACCTACGTTCGATTCAAATGTACGACCCAAATGACTGGAACACGCTTTTTGGAAACGAAATTTTGAATCCAGTTATTCGTGAGTATGCGCAAGAATCGATGGATTGGGTGCAAGACGATACACGCATTCGCCCTTTCGCAGGACAAATGGAGGTTTCGCTTTTGATGCAAGACAATTACCGTCCAGGGGTTCACGCCGCGATTTTCTTCGTTTATCTCATCCCCCACCGTAAATTCCACGACGGTCACATGATACAAATCGAGTTCAGTGAAGGAAGCAATACACATCAAAATATCAACCGTCTCTTTGACACCAATACCCGTGCAGTCGTGTCGCAGGCAACACAGTATCAAATGCTCGGATTCTTGGCGGACGATAATGAAGCAATGGATCTCCTTTACAGTTGTTTCCTCGACGACGATTTCAATCCGCGCCGATATTCGTATGTGGTAGTTGTTCCTATGCCTGAAAACGAAAATTTTGACAACGGCGAAGAGGACTATGAATACATCGTGGATCCCAATGCAAACAACGAACTCCGCTGGCACGACGAATTCTATCATGATGAACGCCGCCCCCGCCCTCCACGACTACAACTCGAAGACGATGTGGCAGCTGAGGTGGCACCCGTCGTCGCAGCTATCCCTCCTCCTCCGCCACCAGTGAACGACATTGCTGCGATATTTCATAGGAACCTGGCGTTGTATGACGAAAACATCGACAACGCCAATCACGAATACTACATCAACAATATCATCAATTACAATGAAGACCAAGACCAAGACCAACCAGATATTCATCCGCAACGAAACATCATGCAATACATTTACAACGATGGCGAGGACGACGGCGTCGGCGAGGACAACGGCGTGCGAGGATAATAAAGGTGCGAAACAATCGCGAATAATAATCCAATACAAATATTATTTTATTCTTTTTATTGGATCGAGAATATATGTTACATACCAAATTGACTAAAATCGGCCATCACTGGACGAGGTGCATTTATATCCTCTGTCCTTGAATAATTCGGAACTTTCTTGCATTCAAACGCTGGTTCGGGGCATCTAGCGCACGCTGGGCAAGGCGGGCATTGAGGTTTCGGATTACATCCGCCTCCACCGGTCCCGGCTTGATCATTGCCGCTAACACTATTCATTCCTGGAATACCTGCAGGTGCATTTAAAGGGAATGTGCTTGGAGACAAAGCTGAAACAGGCGAACCTACCGATGATGCACTTATACCCCCATTAATACTAGGGTCGTATTTCGTTTCGGTCGGAAGTTTTGTATTCGATGGAAGATCTTTTGTAGCAACTGGTCGTAAAGCGGGAGGTAGATCATTCGGTTTGGTAGTGGTGAATCCATCACGAACGTAGTTGCCTAAAGTGGACGCAAGAATTAATGCAAATATTAGAATAAGAAATAGATGAACTTTTGTAAGTTGCATTATTTTCGGTATATGATACTACTTTATTTGATACTATATACACATAAAAAGTTTTTCCATGTAGGACATAAAAAGTTTTTCCATGTAGGACATAAAAAGTTTTCCAATAAAGAATTGAATGAATTTCTGTGTAACATACAATAGACATAGTATCATAATGACTGATTCGGAAGTGATTCTTACAAAAAAGTCTTGCAATTCGAGGAAATCACCCCCTACGACTGTTCTAGCCACGTCGTATATTGGAGAGACAAACAAGGACGCCGCGACCGACGCCGCGACCGACAGCAATGCACTAATCCATAAATACGAAATCGGCGTTGACGAAGCAGGTCGCGGACCATTATTCGGACGCGTCTATACTGGCGCGGTTATACTTCCTTCAGTCACCGACGAATCTCGCCCTTTCGACTTCTCTCGACTAAAAGACAGCAAAAAGTTTCACTCTGAAAAGAAAATACGAGAGGTGTCTGATTATATCAAAGAACACGCCGTGGCGTGGGCCATATCGTATGAAGAACCAGATGTCATTGACAGTTTGAACATCAGGCGCGCAACCCTCAAATGTATGCGAAAGTCGATATATACCCTCATTGATGCACATATCGAAGATATGGACCAACTGGACCTACCACGACCCACCACAGAGGACTACCTTCTTCTCATTGATGGGAACGACTTTATTCCACTGGGAAAATATAATGAAGAACTGGATCAGATAGACACATATACGCACGTATGCGTGGAAGGAGGTGATAATACGTATGCGTGTATTGCTGCCGCGTCCATCCTTGCCAAGGTTGCGCGTGATGAATATATTGAACAATTATGCGACCAACATCCGGTGCTCGATGAAATGTATTCGTTGCGCGGGAATAAGGGGTATGGTGCAAAAAAACATTTAGACGGAATACGCGAACATGGAATTACGCAGTGGCACAGGAGATCGTATGGGATTTGTAAAGAGTTCGCATAACCACACCATTCTTTACTATTCTATTGATTGTATCCATTATTTTACTTGAATTTATATGATGTTATTATATAGTCTACAAAATGGTGTGTGGTATTAGTTGCGCAATCGCCTTTATTTTCATTGTAGCCAATGTATATTGTTGCACTATGGGCAATCGGTCCGAGGTGATCCAAGAGTTCGTCGCGAAGTTATCTCCGGAAAAACAGCGCAGATACGCGGTCATAACGCGTGAACGACAGGGGATTTATTTTATGGGACTGTTTCTCGGGTTTGTATTGTCAATGATTCTTTTAGTTTGCTGTCGCAAATATTTCCTTGGCGCAGGAGGATCGCGCGGCGGTATCTTGTGTATGGTTGCGGCTGTATCCTTTAGCGTGAATTATTTTTACTACATTCTCTCGCCGAAGAGCGATTGGATGGTTCTTCATTTGACATCGAGTGAAGAAACGCAGGCGTGGTTGAATGTATATCGCACAATGCAGTATAATTATCATCTA